GCTAGCACGGATCAGGATGAAATTAAAGCGCAGCACGACTCGATTCGGGATCACACCGCGTTTTCCACACTGCCGCCCATTAAGGTGGTTAAACGGATTGGGGCGATTAACAAAATCGCTCCGGGTTTGCCGCTACCGGTAACAAATCAAAACGATTACACGTTTATGGACCCGCCAGCGCGTGAACCGAGCGTGGCGTTTAAATTGATTGAATGGGTTGAAGCTAATCACGCGGCTTACTTTGGCACAACTAACATGTTGGTGCCTCCGGTAAAAACGCAGATGATGCAGCAGATGCTTGTTAATAGCTGGCTGATGACATGGCGCAATGTGTTCCGGCAAATGTTTTCGCTGTGCTGCCAGTTTATGGCACCTGAAGAAATTCAAAGGATCACAGGAAGCACTTTGCCAAATGATGTGTCCGATATTCACAACGAATTTGATCTAAATATCCGGTTTGATATTCTTGATCTTGATCCAGAGCATTTGACTCGCAAAATTGAAGGGTTGACCAAAATTAGCCAAATGGACACTGGCGGCGTTCTTAATAAGAACAGAATCACAGAAATGTTGATTCGAGCTGTTGCGCCTGAAATGGCAAACGATTTGATTGTTAATCAGGAGCAGGCTAGTCAGAAAATGTTTAAGGACGTTCAAAGCGATATTGCCCTTATGCTTTTGGGTAATGAAGCCCTTTATCAAGAAAACGATCCCGCCGCTTCGACTAAAATGCAGTATGCGCAACAGATTATTCAGAGTAATTCGAAAGCTCAGGCGGCACTTCAGCAGGACCAGAATTTCCAAGCGTTGTTCCAAAACTACGTAAAAAGCCTGCAAATGAGCATGATGCAGCAGCAAAACGCGCAAATTGGGCGCATTGGAGTTAGCCAGATTCAAGGCCAGCAACCTACAGCATGACGGACGAACAAAAAAACGCTTTTGGGTTTAGCGGAAAAAGTTTGCTTTGGGATGAGCTATGCAAAATCCTTAACGCGCTTCAGGAACAAGAAGTTCTAATTACTATTAGCCAAGACACAAAGGGCGAAGATAGGATTCATGCGGCTGGACGAGCCGATGGCGTCAATTTGGTATTAAATACGTTAAACCATTACAGAGAAGAAGCTAAAAGGCTTAATGGTATTGTTTAGTATTGACTGTTAATAGCAAATTTGCCACAACGGCATTACCGGGCCTTCTAGCGGTATCTAGATTGTATTAAAAGGACTTACTGCCATACCAGTATGCAAGATAAAGCAGAACAACCTGATTCCGGGGTTCAGGTGGAAGATAAATCCCCCGTAGCGGAAAAACTCGGTCTCCTAAACTCAAAAAGTCTTAGCGACTTGTTGAGGTCTGGGTTCCTTGACGAGAAGGAGGAAGCTCCCGCCAAAGAGGAGAAAACGGAATCTGAAGAGCTAGAAAAGCTTGAGGAAACCGAAGAAAAACCTGCCGAAGAAGAGTTGGCAGAAGAAGAACCTGAAGAAGAAAAATCTTCCCTTACAAAAGGCGTTCAAAAGAGAATCAACAAACTTGTAGCGGCTAAAAAGCAGGCGCAGGCAGAACTTGAAGCTCAGAAAGCGCAGCTTTTGAACATGCAGCGTGAACTTGATTCAGTCAAGAAGCTGCAAGGAACACAAAAATCAGAACTATCAAGTGCCGTTGAATCATTAGATAGCGTTGATGCTGTAAAGGAAGAATTTAAAAAGTCAGTCGAAGTAATCATGTGGTGCGAGGATAACCCTGATGGCGGGGAAATCGCGATGCCAGATGGCACTCAAGTCGAACTTAGTTCGGATGAAGTGAAAAAAATGAAACGACTGGCTGTTAGACGGAAAGAGCTTGAGCTACCTGAGCGGTTCAAATTTTTGAACGATCAGCAATCAGCGGAAGCTGAAGTAGTAAAAGACTTTCCTTGGTGGGCAAAGCCTGAAACAGAAGAATATCAAGCGGCACAAGTAGTCATGCAAGAATTTCCTGAGCTTCGCAAAAAGCGAGCGGACTGGAAGCATGTAGCCGGTTTGATTGTTTTGGGTATGAAAGCTTACACGGACCAGAAGAGTAACAAGACTAAAGTAACTCAGATTAAAAAAGCTCCTCCGCAGCCCGGTGTAACTAAAGCCTCACCTAGTGTAACTTCTTCAACGGATCTTCAAAAAGCGAGGCAAAGCTTCGCCAAAAACAACTCTGATAAAGCCGGTTTGACTGACCTAGTAAAAGCGATGGGATTTGTTTAACCACTTAACTTAGAAAGAACTTTAGTTTATGCCTCTTCTTACTGAACCTAACTTGTCCGGACGCGGAAAACGCGAGGACTTGATGGATATGATTGCACTTGTGGACGCGAAGGACACTCCTTTTACGTCTATGGCCAAAAAAGGCTCTAAGCCCGGGAATATGTATTTCCGTTGGCAAAGCGATAGCTTGCCTTCCCCTCAGGTTGGTGGCGTTGTTGACGGAACGGATGTTAGTGCTTACGACAACTATGTTGTTAACTTTCGTTCTGAACTTGCCAACTATGCGCAGGTTTTCCGGCGTGCTGTCCGTGTTTCTCGTTTGACTCAAGATGTGGCCGATGTGGCTGGTATCCGTGATGAACTTGCGGACAACGTCAGCAAAGCCATTACTGGTATCAAGCGTGACATGGAAGCCACGTTTTGCTCTAACCAAGTTTCGCAAGCCGACAACGGCAGCGTAGCTTATCGGACTGCTGGCGTTCAAACATGGATTTCCACTGCTGGCACTGGCACCCCGACGCCTGGCGATATTCCTTCGGCGTTTAGGACTCCTTCGGCTAGCATTCTGACTGGTGCTTCTAGCTCTTTGACCGATTCAGGGTTGCAGGGTGTTTTGAAAAGCATCTTCGATCAGACTGGTCATTTTACTAGTTTTGATTGCATTGTTGGAACGGACCTTAAACGTGCGTTTACTGGGTTGCTTGGCACCACTTCGCTCACCACGACTAGCACCGCTGGCGTGACTGGCTCGGGAGCTACTCGCGTCCAGACGTTCCAACGGGATGCCGCTGCTGACACGTTTATTCAGTCTCTAGATGTGTTTGAAGGTGACTTCGGTCTTATCCGGTTGCACCCGACCACGTTTATGGGCACTGTGTCTGGCTCTACTTGGACTCCTACCGCGTTCAAAGGTTTGCTGCTTGATATGAATCTTATTGAGGTTCGTTATGGCGGAAACGTGGCTAATGTTACGGCTCTTCCTGATTACGGTGGCGGCCCCGCTCGCATGGTTGAAGCGGTTGCTGGCCTTGTGGTTGGGAATCCTCTGGGGCTCGGTAAATTTGATTACAGCTCCTAGGATCTAGGATAAAGCGACACCTGCTAAAGATCGGGAGCGCCCGGTCGATCAAGTGGTGTGACTGCTGGAGAGACAGCACTTTTTCTATGTTTAACATCGACTCTTCACTTGTAGGCCAGCTTGAACAAGAGCTTCGGACTGGTTGGAACAAAAACCGCGTGGACGCAGCTATTCAGGCAAAACAATCTGGATACGAAAACAACAAACGCCACAAGGCGGTTGAAGGGTTGGGCGCGCTTAAGGCTCGTATTCCTCCCACGGCTTACCATTTTTGGGGTCAGAAGTTGGGTTACGATTGTTGGAACGACAAGCGGTTTATGCACGAATTTCTTCGGGATAACCCGGAATGTAGAGTTAATTCTGGCGGAACCAAAGAAATTCAGGTAGGTTACACACCGTCCAACTACCGTAGTCGCACAGTTTATCAATGAAAACAGTTCCGTTTAGTGACATTCTATCTAACGTTTGCCAAATTGTTGGCCTTGATAGAATTACACTGAACGACAAAGGATTTTTTGCCATTAGGGATCTTGCCAATCGGCGGATTGGTCAGGTTTGGGATCGGGAAGAATGGCCTGATATTGAGCGTTATACGGAGGCGTATCCCGGAAATCCAGTAACTTCAGTTGATTTTGAAGCGCCTGTTTTGGTTACTGACACGGGCGAATCCATTGTAACGGCTCTTGGCGAGCTGCTCATCGCAAGCACTGGTCAGAATGAAACCGTTATTCAATTGGACA